CACGGAGCCGGACCCCGGCGTCGGTCGTCGTCACCCCGGTCTCGCTCGCCCACCGCGTGAACGCCCGCACGGACGAGGACCGCCGAGCGATGGTCGACCGGGCGAGCCCCCGGTGGTCGGCGTCCCAGAGCCAGTCACGCAGGAGCTCGAGCTCGACGTCGGCGACGCGGTCGACCCCTCGGGCGTCCGCGAAGGCCACGAGCTGCTCGAGGTCGTTGGCGTACGCGCGGAGGGTCTGCTCGCTGAGGCCACGCGCGTGCCGGGCGTGCCCGAGGAAGGCGTCCACCGCCACCACGAGTCGACCGTCCGTCCGCGCAACCACGACGCCAGCGTACGGCTGTCGACCGTCATGCCCGGCCCCACCCGCCGCCGCTCGCGACGACGAGTCCCTGCAGCTGCGCCAGGGCGAGCGCGTCGGCGACGTCGGCCGTCGACATGCCCGACCGGCGGGCGATCTCGGCCTCGGGCAGAGCGCGACGACCGAGCGCGTCGAGCACCCGGAGCACCTCGGGATCCTGCCGGCCGGACACGAGCGGTTCGTCCGGCACCGCTCCACCGCTCGTCCCGGTCGCCGGTCTCGTCGCAGCGACCGGATCGCCGGGGTGCACGACGATCTGCGCCCGCCCCTGTGCGATGAGCCGGTGGCACCCGACCGATGCCGAGGACGCGAACGCTCCCGGCACCGCGAACACGGGCCGGCCGAGCTGTGCGGCGTGGTGGGCGGTGTTGAGCGCCCCGGAGCGGGCGCCCGCTTCGACCACGACCGTGACGTCGGCCAGCGCGGCGATCAGCCGGTTCCGGGCCAGAAACGAACCAATAGATGCGTGCGAACTGAGACTCTTCCTTCCAGCGCCGTAGAACAGAGGGTGACCCCAAGAGCAGCCCTGTACCTCCGCCAGTCCGTCGAGCATGCCGAAGGCATCGACCGCCAGGACGCCCGCACCCGCTCCATGGCCGCATCACGTGGTTGGGCGGTGGCGGGTGTCTACGCAGACGACGGGCAGTCCGCCTCGAAGGACCGTGGTCCGAAGAGCGCGTGGCGGCAGATGCTCACTGCGGCTGAGCGAGGCGACATCACTCACGTGGTGGCCGTGGACCTGGACCGGCTCCTCCGCTCTCAGCGCGACCTTCTCACGCTCATCGAGTCCGGGCTGGCGGTCGTCACGGTCGATGGAGAGATCGACCTGGCGTCGGCGGACGGTGAATTCCGCGCATCGATGATGGCGGCAATGGCCCGGTTCGAGGTCAGGCGGAAGAGCGAGCGGCAGAAGCGGGCGAACGAGTACCGGGCGTCCCAGGGCCGTCCTGTGCCGGGGCGTCGTCGGTACGGGTATGAGCGGGACAACATCACCCCGAGGCCTGATGAGGCAGCCGTGGTCCAGTACATCTTCCAGACCTTCGTGGAGACAGCTTCGGTCCGAGGCATTGCGGAGACGCTGAACGCCGAAGGCCGCTTCCCCACGACCGGCACCCAGCGGTGGACGCCCCGCCGTATCCGGGACACCATCCTCAACCGGGCCTACATCGGAGAGGTCCCCCACTTGGGCACCTGGACTCCGAGCGAGGCTCTGGTCCCCCTCGTGGACGTACCTCTCTATAGGCGGGCCAACGAGATGCTGGCTGACCCCACTCGGAAGACCAGCCCCGGCGCGGAGGTTCGGCACCTTCTGTCCGGCATCACCTACTGCGGTGTCTGCGGTTCGCGCTTGACGTTCATGCGTGACTACCGGTGCCGCGCCGACTCCAAGCACCCCGTCATCAAGAAGGAGAAGTTGGAGCGCATCGTCATGCGAGCCGTGACCTCCGCACTCCTCCTGGGTCCGTCTGCGATCCTCCCGGCGACCAGTGACGAGCAGGACACCATGGAGGCCCTGGACGCCGCGCTGAGCCGCGTACAGCGGCAGCGCGAGGGCATCATGTCGCTGGTCCGTGAAGGCCTCACGGACGCTGCAGCAGAGCGCCCGGCTCTCACCCGCTTGAAGGACGAAGAACGCCGCCTCGTGGCACGCCGTGACCAGCTCGCGCAGTCGAGCGTTGCGGCGGAGGTCCTGGCTGGCATCAAGTCGCATCTCTTCGACGGTCACCGGGTCAGCATCCAGAAGGCCGTGGAGGCCCGTCAGGCGATCCGGGAGCGCGTAGAGAGCCTGAGCCTTGCCCGCCACCGTGAGTTGATCCAGCTCCTTGTACACGTCACCGTCAACCCTGGCCGCTCGGAAGACCGCGTTGTGGTCGCTCACCGAGTCGTCACCACCCTCAACTAGAAGGACCCGACATGAACGACAACACCGACAGCCCTGTGGAGTTCACCTGGCCCCGCCTCTTCATCGCCATCGGCGTCGTGGCGCTCCTGTTCGTGGTGATCCAGGTGGGCGTCACCCTCAACGGGACGGACCACGGGCCGACCCCCGAGCAGGAGTGCACCATGCAGTCCACCGTGGTGTGCAGCCTGGACGAGTCGTGACGGAACGAGTCTGGGTCCGGGACGAGGACGCACCTTGGAATCAGCCGAAGGCTGGCCGTAAGCGAGAACCGAAGCCCGCACCAGTCGCCATTCCTCCGGTCCAGAAGAAGCCCGCACCAGTCGCCATTCCGCCCGTCAAGAAGAAGTCCGCTCCGGTCGTACCACTCCACGTGAAGAGGGCGGACCGTGGCCCAAAGCCCGGACGCTGGCAGGAGTTAGCACCGAAGTTCTCAGCCGCACTCGCCGTGGACCACCGCTACGCCGAGGAAATGGCACGGTATTTCCACAGGACGCAGGAACGAGACAAGGCCCGCCGCGGCATGTAGTCTTATCTCGTTGCAGTTGGCTTTGAGACGTTGACTGGTACGAACACAGGCCCCCCGGCTCGTCACCGGGGGGCCATCTCTTTGCCCTCATGAGGCTCAGAAGTAATTCTTCATTCTGCTAGCTAGCTGGGAATGAGACTCTGCACTTGGTGAACCTCAGCGGAGGAAGCCTCAGGGTTTCATGATTGAGGAGACGTCTCAGCCAACCTAGAAAGCAGCATCATGAAGAAGTCCTTCAACTTGGACAACAAGCTTGCCCCTACCAGGGGCAGTAGGAGCTATGACCCCTACGAGGGCTACCGCCTCGGTAGGTCAGCAGTGACGGCAGAGCAGTTCCCACAGTGGGGCAAGACTGCAGACGACTTCGCGGACAAGCTCAACCGCCACTTCATCCGTCTTGGACTGCAGCTCCTCAACGAGCACAAGCGGGTCCAGTCGGTCACGAGGGACGAGCAGACGCTTCGCGTCCAGTACGTGGGCACGTTCACCACTCTCACCGCTGATGAGCTGGCAGAGGAGCTGTGGGCGTGCGTTCCAGATGCAGCAGTGAACTGGGACGGAGAGTTCGAGGGTCCCCGCAGCATCCGCCCCAGCATCGAGCGCATGGACCGTGCAGTGCAGCGGGCAGCCGCCTTCGCTCGTGAGCAGTGGACGGCGGACTGGGAGGCCGAGAACCGCCGTCGTGCCCGCAAGGGCGGACAGACCAGCAAGCGGGGCGTCAGCGTGCCCCTGGAGGCCGTGCGCGCCTGCCTGGAGGCCGTAGAGCACCTGCCCGAGCGTCGGCGTGCGACCGCCATAGCAGAGCTTCTGACGGCCTCTGGCGTGAAGGCCAGCGCACGCACGGTCAAGCGCCGCCTGGATGAGCTGCAGGCAAGCTCAGTAGTAGATGACAGCCACGCCGGAGTCGGGGCCGCTGAAGAAGACGAGCGTGCCTCCGTCAGCCGTCTTGACGTGCTGCCAGCCCTTACTGACGAGCTGGTCCCCGTACTCCTCTTGGCTGGTGCCATCGGGGACGACGACCTGCACACCGGACGGGATGGACGGGTGGTGCACCTTGATGATCTCCATGGCCCGAAGGTAGCCCGAGCCTCCGACACGGACCCGGCCGAGCCGTTTGACGAGTTCTACGCCCTGTTCCACGACTGGCAGCGGGAATGGAACCTCCGCGCCCACGGCCCTGCTGATGTCACCGCAGAGCTGGAGTCTTTCCTAGACGAGTGCCTGCCAGCTTAGTTGTCCAAGTCCAGCAGGTTATTTGACCATTTCGCTTGCGGACTGTCGGAGGCCCGACGTACGTTACGAATAGTCCAGAAAAACTTCTGGCATGGCGAAAGGGCGAAACATGGCGAAAGACGAGTGGGAGCTGGAGTTCGAGGCACCGGCCGATGCAACCCAGGAAGAGGTTGACGCACTGGCTGTGAAGAAGGTCGAAGAAGAAGTGGACAAGCACCTCAAGTCGCTGGGCCTGTAGCACCAATTCCGGTAGACTGAACAAGCTCCTTGGCTGGAGTGAACGCCCCTTGGGACCATTCGCCTGAGGGGCGTTCTTCATGCCCGCTCCAGTGTCGTGCCGTCGCGCCGATAGTAGGTGTCAGAGGCAGACGCCCTCGCATTCCAGCCACAAGGAGCACGAGATGTTGAAGAAGTTGATTTACGCACTTACGCCCGAGCCGATCAAGGCAGCACGCGCAGAAGCCCGTGCCTGGTCAGTGCTCGCAGCCGTCATGGCAGAGCGCCAGAAGGAGCAGCACTAATGGCGATCGTAAGCAAGGCCTTCGAGGCCTACGTCACCGACCGCATGGGCAGTGTCCCTGAGGGCCTTGCAGAAGCCGTAGCGCCCCTCACTGCCGGTCAGCGTGACTCCTTCACCGCAGCCTGGCTCAGCGCCTCCGAGACGCAGCACGAGCGCTCCGCTAGCGCATGGGTCCTGACCGAGGCTGACCGTGATGCGTTCGAGACCTTCCGCGTCGCCATGTTGGGTCTGGGCCTCTGATGGGCCGCTTCATCTTGCACGACCTCCAGGCCGCAGCAGACGAGCTGCGAGCACTGGGACGGCCCATCGACCTCCAGGCCCTCGCTGAGGCTCTGGAGCAGCAGAACGACGAGGAGCAGGACTGATGCCGTACATCTCGAAGGCAGCCCACACGCAGCTCCTCGAAGAGCTGGCCGTGGTCAACGCGCAGTGGCAGCACATCCAGAAGTTCCTTGCCGACATGGACGAGGAACTGACTCCGCTCTACTCGCAGTGGCTGGAGCAGCAGAAGAGTCAGAAGAAGTCCTAGAGCCATGAGCCGACACCACACCCGCTGGCGCAACGGAGCAGGAGCCAAGGCACGAGCACGCCTCGCCCGCACCCTGCCCGCACCCTGCTGCCGGTGCGGGAAGCCAGTCACAGCAGAGATGCAGTGGGAGGCAGACCACATCGTGGCGTTGGACCAGTGGCCCGAGTCGAAGCCCTACCCAGACAGCCTCATCCGTGCAGCGCACAAGAGCTGCAACAGGGCACACGGCGGGCGCATCGGAGCAGCAAAGACCAACGCGAAGAAGAAGGCCGACAGGAAGGGAGCGATGCCGTGGTGACCGCAGACACCGGAGTCTTTGAGAACAGCAGCACTCCTCTCGCTCGTCGTCTTCAGGATTTCCTCCCCGGAGGGTGGGAGGAGAAGCGAGACAGTCACATCAAGCCACTGTTCTCTTCGAAGCTCTCGGATGACGAGGCAATGCGGGAGGAGTTCCTGGCCGGTGCGCAGCTCCTGGGGCTGGAGACAATCCACCCACAGCAACTCATGGTGGCTGACACGCTCAACAACGGTGAAGAGACCGTTGTCATCGAAATGCCCCGGCGTTCTTCGAAGAGTACCTCTATCCTCGCCGTCCTCCTGGGTCGCTGCCTGACCCGTCGTCAGTACAAGGTGACGTTTACCGCGCAGTCCGGAACCAAGACTGCAGAGTTCTCCCGCGACTGGCTCAATGACATCGATGCAGCGCTGGGATTCATCGAAGAATCCGCGTGGCCATTCAAGCCCCGCAAGCAGGCAGGCTCCATCCAGTGGACGTTCCCGAATGGCAGCGTCTTCAAGTTCCTCAACACCCCGACCGCGAAGGCGCTCCGTGGTGGAGCCGCTGACGTGGTGTGGGTGGACGAGTCCCAGGAGTTCGACGCGGAGCAGAGTGCCGAGCTGAAGGCCGGTGCCCTGCCGCTCATGGACACCCGCGACGACGCGCAGCTCATCCTGTCGGGCACGGCGGGCAAGCAGCGCTCCGGCTGGTTCTGGGACACCCTCGAAGTGGGCCGCAAGGCCGGTGCCGGCGTCGCCATCCTGGAGTACGCAGCAGACCCGTCCACCACGTACGAACAGATCAACGATGAGGACGTGTGGGCGTCGGCTCACCCAAGCATCGGCACCCTGACGAGCCTGGAGAAGATGCGGTCCCGCCGTGAGGCATTCGGTGACCCTGAGTGGGCGATGGAGTACCTGGGCCTCTGGCCGGAGGACTACAGCGTCTCCGTCTTCGACAGCGCCAAGTGGGGTGCCTCTGAGCGCCCCGTGCCCAAGGCAATGCCGGACAACGTGGCCTTCGGCTATGACGTCAGCTTCAACGGCTCCACGGCAGCAATCGTGGCCGCGTGGCGTGACGGGGATGACGTGTTCTTCAACCTCGTGGAGCATCGCTCCGGCTCCTCGTGGGTGCGCCCCCGCATCGTGGAGCTGAGCAAGAAGTACAAGGCCGCAGTGGGCCTCAACGACATCGGTGGCGTCCGTGCTGTCCGTGAAGAGGTAGAGCGCGCCCGCAGCATCCCCAAGTCCCGCATTGTCCCCGTGGCCTATGCGCAGATTGCGCCATCGTGCTCCACGATCCTCCGTGAGTTCGATGACGACCACATGAAGCACTTTGGGCAGGCCGGGTTGACTGAGGCGTTCTTGCAGGTGGCCCGCCAGCAGATGGGCGATAAGGCGTGGAAGTGGGTGCCTGGAGTCGCCGGTGCCGATATCACCCCGGTATGGGCAGCCACGATGGCGCTCCGCGCGTTCGATGAGAAGCCTCAGGTCAAGCGCCTGCACGCCATTGTTGCGTGATTGCGTGTTAGCCCATATTCACACAGGCTATTGCCAGCCTGAGGCCATCAGTGAGGAACCGCCAATCCGATAGTAGGGAGTATGGGAATCCTCTCCGCGTGGCGCATGACGAATGGTGGTCAGCGCGTTGACGGCATCTCTTCCCCGTACACCACGAATCAGCTCAGCGGAATTGTTCTTGGAGACATCTTCAAGGGCGTCGAGTTCCCGCTCACTCGTGAAGAGGCAATCCAGGTTCCCGCCGTCAGCAAGGCGCGCAACCTCCTCGCCCCACTCATCGGACGCCAGCCGCTCGTGGCTCTCGACGCCAACGGGGTCCTGCCCCCAGCTCGCCAGCCGTCCTTCCTGTACCGCTCCGACAGCCCCGTCATCAGCCCCGCTCTTATGTGGACCTGGGTGGTTGACGACCTGATCTTCCGGGGCGCATCGCTCCTCGGGGTCAAGCGCGGCACCGATGGCTTCCCTCTGTCGCTGGAGCGCATCGACCCGAGCCGCTGGACCATCACCAACGGCGCGATCCTCGTGGACGAGCAGCCGGTCACCGAAGGCGCGGGTGGAACCGTCATCTACGTCCCCGGTTTCGTGGACGCACTCCTCGATGTCGGCTCCCGCACCATCCGTCAGTCCCGTGACATCGAAGACGCCGTGGCCGGTCGCGCCCGCAACCCGATCCCCACCACCGTCATCCGCCAGACCGAGGACAACGCGGAGCTGGAGCAGGACGAGGTGAAGGCCATCGTGGAGGCCTACACCCGCAACCGTCGTGATCCAGATGGCACGGTCGCCTTCCTGCCCTACGGCCTCGAAATGGAGGCCCTGGGTGAGTCCGAGCCGTCGATGTTCGAGAACGCGCGCAACTTCTCGCGCATCGACGTCGGCTCCTTCCTGGGTGTGCCCTCTTCGATGATGGACGCCACCACGGTCCAGGCAAGCCTCACGTACGAGAACAAGGCGGGCGAACGCTCCCGGTTCTACGTCGAGGCCCTGCCCCTCTTCTCCGGTCCCATCGAGCACCGCCTGTCGCTGGACGACGTAGTGCCCCGGGGCCAGCGCGTCCGCTTCGACTTCACGGAGCTGTACGCCGCATCCCCCACCGCCACCGACGCACCGATTCAGGACTGAGACATGACCGACGTACTCATTGAGGCGGGCACGCTCCAGGCGTCCGCCGACACCCGCGAAATCAGCGGTGTCCTTGTCCCCTTCGGGGTGCAGGGCAACACCAACCTGGGGAAGTTCACCGTGGAGGCCGGGGCGCTCACGCTCCCCAAGGACCCCTCCGTGGTCACGCTCAACGTGCAGCACGACCACGAGTCCCCTGTGGGCCGCGCCACGCTCCTGGCCGAGAAGGCAGACGGCATCCACGCCACCTTCCGCTTCGCTGACACCGAGGACGGGGACGCAGCCCTCAGCGACTTCCGCTCCGGCAGCCGCACCAACCTCTCCGTGGAGGCCAAGGGCATCGTCCTCCGCGCTGGCAAGGCTCTCGCCGGTCGCATCTTCGGTGCCGCCGTGGTCCAGGCCGGTGCCTTCCCCGGTGCCACGCTCCTCGCCGCAGACGCGGGTGAGCTGCCCGAAGACGTGGAGCCGATCACGGCTGACGAGCAGGACGCCGTGACCACGGAAGAGACCTCCGTGGATGAGGCGGGCAACGCCGTCAAGACGATCACCACCAAGAAGACCGAGACCGGCGCAGACGGCACGGTCACCGAGACCACCACGACGACCACCGTCGCGGTCACCACTCCGGAGCAGCCGGAAGACAACCCAACCCAGGAAGGGGCAGACATGCCCAACGCAGTAGTTCCGGGCACGCTCGCAGCAGCGGCCCCCGCCGAGAAGAAGGGCCTGACCAAGCACCAGGCCTTCGCGCTGATGGCTGCCAAGGGCAGCGGCACGCTCCGTGACCAGACGCTCCTGGCATCGCTCACCGAGGCCATGGGCACCCCTGAGCACTCGCTCTTCGCTGCGCTCAACGATGTCAAGTACGACGGCACCGGTGGCCTCACCAACAACATCGCTCTCCCGCAGTGGATCGGTGAAATCTGGGACGGTCAGGAGTACCGCCAGAAGTTCGTCCCGCTCTTCGCTCACGCCGACCTCAGCTCGCTGAAGTTCCGTGGGTACAAGTGGAACGTGAAGCCGAAGGGCGGTTCGTGGGCCGGAAACAAGTCCGAGGTCCCGAGCAACGCTCCTTCGCTGAAGCCGGTCGAGGGCACCGCTGAGCGCTTCGCTGGTGCACACGACATTGCTCGTGAGTTCCAGGACCTCCGCGCCTTCGGTGACTTCTCGTTCTTCGAGAGCTACTACAAGGCCATGGCGGAGTCCTACGCCGAGTGGGTTGACGAGGAGATCGTCCTGGCTGAGGTTCTGGCAGGGGCCACCGCCATCGAGGCAGACAACCCCGCTGGCCTGTCCATCGGTGCTGGCCTCTCCGCCATCATCGACGGTGCCTCCGAGGTCATCTCCGCCAACGCAACCCCGTCCTTCGCTCTCGTGGAGACGAGCCTGTGGAAGTCCATCGCGAAGATTCCTTCGGATTCGACGCTGGGCTACCTGAACGCCTCGCTCCGCCTCACCGGCGAAGAGGGACAGCTGGACTCCTTCGTGATCCAGCCGACCGACAAGCTCGCCGCCGGTCAGGTCCTCGTGGGTGCTCGTGAGGCCGTAACGGTCTTCGAGCTGCCGGGTGCACCGGTCCGCGTGGACGCACTGGACGTGGCTCACGGTGGCATCGACGCGGGCCTCTACGGCTACGCCGGAGCCATGGTCAACAAGTCCGACGCGCTCCAGCTCGTCAGCGCCTACACGGCCTGACCTTCACCAGCTCATTGGGGGCTGGGACTCAGAAGTAGTTCCAGCCCCCTGACCCGAGGAGGTCACCCTTGCCACTCGCAACCGCCACCGCGAAGAACACCCTGGCGAACGCCTACGCCAACGCAGCGAAGTTCGCCGCGCTCTACTCGACTGTCCCCGGTGCAACGCCTGGGACCGAGGTCGCCACGCCCCGCGTTCCCATCACGTGGAGCAACGCCGTGGGTGGCACCGTCACCGCGACCGTCACGTTCTCGGTGGACGCCGGGATCACCATCCGCGGCGCGGGAGTGCACACGGCGGACACGGCCGGGTACCTGGACGGCTGGACCGTCGCCGAGCAGGGCTTCTCCAGCGCAGGCAAGTACACCCTCACCCTCACCTACACGGCGGCGTGACGATGGCTGACACGCTCACTTACGGATGGACGGGGACGCCCAACGCGTCCACGTCTGTTCAGCGTGTCAACGGCGCGGTCGCCCGGACCAACTACATCACCAACCCGAGCTTCGAAACCGGTGTCTCCCTGTGGGGCAACGCGGGTGGTGCTGGGGGCAGCATCACTCCGTCTGCGTCCTCCGCGATGTTCGGGTCCGCCTGCGCGGTGGTGACCACCGGGACGGCCGATCAGTCGGGGGCACAGACCACTCTCTCGGGCGTCCCTCTCGGCTCCGACTACACCGCCAGCGCCTACGTGCTCGCACCACTCGGCTACCGGTTCAAGCTTCGCCTCTCGAACAACCTCAACTTGGCGCTCGCTACCGCCGCGGTTGGGACCGGCGCGTACCAGCGAGTGTCCGTGACGATGCCTGCTGCGAGCACCACCGCTGCCCCGTCTATCCAGATCGTTGCGGACGGTGCCGGGCCAGCAACTCAGGTCCGGGTTGACGGCGTGATGTTGGAGCGCGTCTCAACCCCAGGCGTCTACTTCGACGGCTCCTTCCCCTGGGACGTCTACGCCGCCACCAGTCGCGAGATCACGAGCATCAGCGCATCGGCCGGCGCTCCTCAGTTCGCCGTGGCCAGCGACCGCAGCAGCACGAGCACGCTCACCGTCGCCGAGGACCGAGAGTTCATGTCCATCATCGCCCGCACCTTCGAGTCCGACTCCGCAGCTTGGGGCAGCGTCCCCGCGCTCCTGAACGTGGGCTACGACTCGGTAGGTCCCTTCCGCTTGGGCGACTCCCCGCTCACCGCATGGGCCATCGAAGTGGACTCGGAAGTCAACCTCTTCGGGGTCTTCGACTCCGGCGAAGTCACGATCCTCGACCCGCTCGGCGAAGTCGTCGCGGTCCAGCCCTCGCCATTCATCGACAACGACACTCTCATTGTCACCATCCCGGTCGGCACGTTCACCATGCCTGGTATCTACCGGCTGATCCCGCGCCTCATCGGTCGCGGCTCCGTGACCCTGGAGAGCGTCCCCGTCGTGGTCCAGGCGGACGACGGCTGGCAGAGTCTCGAGTCCGCTCGTGCGGTCTGGAAGGAAGCGCCCGTCGATGACGGCTACCTGTACCAGCTCCTCGAAGTCGCCCGCATCCAGTGCGTCGAGTTCGCACCCGCCTTTGTGGGCCGCGCTCCGAGCAACTACGCACAGGCGCAGCTCCTCCAGGCCCGAGCCCTTTGGGCCTCCGGGAACGTCAGCCAGGGCGACCAGTCCGGGGACAACTCCGGCTTGTCCGTCACGGTCTTCCCGATGGACTGGACCGTCAAGAACCTCCTCCGTCCATCCCGCGCAGTAAGGGCGTTCTTCTGATGACTAGCGCAAGGCAGCAGGTAGTGGACGCCATCAAGCCCGTCCTCCCGAAGAACTGGAAGGTGGTGCCCTACCTGACCTCCTTCGACAACCTCGACCGGACCGTGGTGATGATCCACGCCACCCGGGTCACGAAGTTCCCCCAGGCTCCCCAGGGCACCTTCACGGTCGAGTTCGAGGCGACCGTCCTGGACCCATCCAAGGACCCGGCACGGGTGTGGGACTCGCTTGACGACGAGGTACTTGACGCCATCGCCGCTCTCGACTCCATCGACTCACTCGACTGGACCGGAGCCGAGCCAATCGCCATCTCGAACTTCTTCGGATGGAACATCACCTTCTCTGTCCCCACCGAAATCACCCCTAAGGACTGATCCCAATGGCAACCATTTTCATGAAGAACGTGACCTTCAAGGTCGCTTCGACCGACTACGCAACGCAGCTCTCCAGCGTCACCCTGACCCCGAACGCCACCACGGCGACGTGGGCTGGCTTCAACGGCGCGACGCAGAAGAACACTGCCTCCGCCGACTGGCAGGCAGACCTGACCTTTGGCCAGGACTGGACCGCAACCGGCTTCTCGAAGTACCTCTTCGACAACGAGGGCAAGTCCGTCGTGGCGACCTTCGCTCCCGCATCGGGTGGCCCGACGTTCACTGCCACGGTCACCCTCACTCCGGGGTCTGTGGGTGGCGGGGTCAACACCTACGCGGAGTCCACCGTCTCGCTTCCCATCGACGGCAAGCCGACCGTCACCGCAGCGGCTGCCTGATGCTGACCCTCGACTTCGCGGAGAGCGACGAGCTGCGCGCAGTGCTCATCGCTCTCCGTGCGGTCGATCAGACCATCGCCAAGCGCATCCGGAAGAGCACCCAGTCCGAGCTGGGGCCGGAGTGGACCGAGGCCGTGCGCGGTCGCAGCAACACCCGCTTGGAAGTCGTCGCGCTGGGCAACACGGCTCGCACGTCTGTCAGCAGCAATGGCATCACTTTGAAGGCCGCAACCGTGGGCCGTCGCCTCACCCGGGGCTTCGACCCCAAGGCTATGTACGCGGGCGTGGAGTTCGGGGCCAACCGCAACGAGAAGACCACCTACCAGGCCCGCTCCAGCAAGGGCAAGAACTACTCCGTGACCCGACGCACCAAGGCCATGCTTCCGGCCCGTCGTCGGTCCGGCCCGGTCTACGGCGCAGCAGCGGAGATGATCCCCCGCGCCGCAGCCCTCTGGACGCAGATCACCGTCCTGACGATCGCAGAAGCCGCCGAAGGAAAGAAGGGAGACTGACGTGGCCATTTCCATCAAGATCGGCGCGAACGCCTCCGATGCGATCCGCGCAGCCAAGGCAACCGGCGACGCCATCGAGTCCATCGGTGACTCCCTGGACGACCTGGCTCGCGACTCGCAGCGCCAGTCCCGCGACGCCGGGGATGACCTCGCCAAGGGCATTGACCAGGGCACCGACAAGGCCGAGCGGTCCGTCAAGGACTTGGAGAAGACCTTCAAGGACAGCGTCCGCGACATGGCTCGCACGGACGGCAAGGGTGGCCTCGGCACGAACATCGCCAAGGACATGAAGCACGGCACCGCCGAAGCAGGCGAGTCGGTCGGCACCTTCAAGGACGAAGCGAAGGCCAACCTCTCCGAAGTCGCCTCCTCGTTCTCCGGTGACATGACTTCCGTCGTGGACCTCGTGCAGGGCACCCTGGGTGGCGTCGTCGCTGACCTCGGTCCCATCGGCCTCGCTGCCGGTGCCGCAGCAGCAGTCGGAGTCGGCCTCATCGGGCAGGCCATCACGGGTGCTCAGGAAGACGCTGAGGCGTTCAAGGCCCGCGTGGGTGAGCTGACCACTGACCTCATCGAGACGGGCCGCACCGGCTCCGCCAGCCTCTCCTACATCAGCGACGAGCTGAAGGAGATGGCGACCGTCACGGACGGCTCCACGACCTCACTGAAGGACCTTCGCAAGGCAGCCGACCGCAGCGGCACCAGCTACAAGGACTTGGCCCGTGCAGCCGCTGGGCATACCGATGAGATCAACGACCAGATCAAGTCCATCGTCCGGCAGAAGGACGAGTGGCAGAAGACTGGCCAGGCGCAGTTGGAGGCAGATGACGTCTTCGGCTCCAGCGCGAACAACCGCACGAAGGCGCTCAACGAGACTCTGGGCTACCTCCGCGATGCCAAGAAGGCCGCGAAGGAAGCAGCCGCCGAGCAGAAGAACTACGCCGACGCCGGGGGCATCGCGCTCCAGGCCAACGCGGAGGCCGTGGAGTCCTACGGCGACTCCCTCGCCAGCGCCTTCCAGGAAGCTGGAGACGCTCAGCAGGGCTTCACCGATGACGGCGTGTTCAACCTCGACCGGTACATCTCGAAGACCGCCGAGACCGTCAAGCAGCTTCAGGACTACAGCGCCAACATGGCGAAGGCCACGGGTGAGCTGGGCAAGTCTGGGCACGACGAGGCCATCCGCTACCTGGAGAACCTGGGACCTGACGCCGCCCCGCTCGTGGACGCCTTCATCAAGGCACCCGAGGCGAAGAAGGACGAGCTGGCCCGCATCTGGGACGGCCTTGGAAGTACTTCTGCGTCCAACTTCGGCAGCTCGCTCCAGGGCGGTCTGGACGCTCAGGGCAACGCAACCAAGGGCGTCACCGTCGTTCCTGACCTCGCTGCGTTCAACGCTGCGATGGCGGAGGCCACCCGCCAGCGGGAAGTCCACATCAAGGCCTACACCGACAACGAGGGCGGACGCCGCCAGGGAATGGGGACGCCATGAGCACCACCTTCACGGGGCCAGCACTCGCCGCCTACCCGCTTCTGGTCACCCAGTGGAACGCCACGAGCACCACTCGTCACATTGTGCACGAGCTTCTGGGCAACCCCGTGCCGGACATCATGCTGCAGCCTGCCGGTCCCCGCACCGGCACCATGTCCGCTCTGTTCGACAACGAGGCCGACGCCTCCGCACTGCACACCGCCCTCCGGGGTACCGACGTGCTCACGTTCTCCGATGACGACACGGCGACCACCGGCATGACGTTCATTGCCAACGGAGCGGTCAACATCACCACGGACAGCCAGAGCCAGAGTTACTGGACCGTGACCTTCGAGTACCTGGAGGTCCAGCAGTGACGGTCTCCACGCGCACCCTGACTGCCTCGCTCGTCGTCGGCTCCACGTCCTACCCGCTGGCCCTCACCACCGGCACCGTGGACATGGACGAATCGATCAGCCCATTCGTGGGCGGAGACATCACTGTCGCGCACCCAGGCCTGACCGTCTTCGCGCTCATCGTCCCCGGCAACAAGGTCCGCATCAACTCGACCACCCGGGGCACGACGCTCACCGCCACCCTCACCATCCAGGCGCGCCAGCTCGTGGCTGAGAGCGGCGAAGTCGGCATCAACTTGGTGAACGACGAGGCCCGGGTGCAGGACTACAGCCCCGCCACGGTGGTCAACTACAACAGCTCTCAGGGCAGCCTCCGGACCATCGTCAACGCCGTCCTCACCCGCGCCATGGGTGCCACCACGACGGCTGCCTACGCCTCCGGTGCGGACGTAGCCGTACCCACGACCACCGAGCTGGACAACCTGATCCCAGGTGGCAACTTCGAGGTCGCCACGGGCCTCTGGACGGGGAACAACGCCGCCCTGGCACTGGTCACCGGCTGGTCCCAGTTCGGCTCCTACAGCCTGAAGATCACCCCTGCCAACACGTCGAATCAGTCGTGGGCAACCGTCGTCGTGCCCGTCAGCCAGGGCGGCACCTACACGCTCTCCGCCTACGTCCGCGTACAGGGCCTCCAGTCCGGCACCCTCAACTCCGCTGCCCGACAGTTCCAGGCCGTCGCCACGTTCCAGGACGGCTCCGCTGTCAGCAGCCAGATCATCGGTCGCAGCGCTCAGGCCCCCAACACCGGCTTCACCACCACCCGAGTCACGATGAGCTTCACCGTGCCCGAGAACGCCACCAGCGTCTCCGTCCGGCTCGTGAACGGCGGGTCCAACAGCGCCGATAACGCGATCTACGTTGATGGCGTGATGCTCACCGAGGGCAACGGCAAGGACACGGACGGCACCCAGCTCGACTACTTCGACGGCTCCACCGCTGCAACGAGCCTCTACGCGTATTCGTGGAGCGAGGACGCTCACCTGTCCACGAGCACCCGCACCCCGGTCATCGACCGTGACCCCGACACCCTCACCTGGTCTCCCGGCACGGGCGGCATCGAGTTCTTGCAGCCCATCGTCCAGTCGGTCGGGTGCCGCCTCATCCAGGACATCAACGGGGCATGGAAGCTCGCGGATAACGACTACGCCGTGGCGGGTGAGGTTCGTGCTTCGTATGGCTTCAACCTCATCCGGGCTACGGACCTCATCAGCAAGACGGCGACCCAGACCGATGGTCTGCCCCTCTACGCCGACGCCGTGATCCTCCGCTATGAGTGGACCGACGCCACCGGCAAGGAGCGCAGCAAGTCCGACGTAGCCGCCCCGGCTGGGTACACGAAGCCGTACGTCCGGGACGTGATCCAGGCACCGTTCCCCGGTGGAGGACGAGCTGCCTACATGCTGTCCCGGCTCTCGCAGCGCCGCCGCCAGATGCAGGTGGTCCGGACCACCGACTACTCCGCACGCCCGGGCATGGACGCCGTGATTAGCACCCCGGACGGCGGCACCCAGCTGGGCTACGTGGATGCCGTCCGCTGGGACCTCACCAACGACGAGATGGAAGTCGTGACAAAGGGCCTCGTGACGACTCCACCGTCCGCATGGTTCAACCTCGCTCCCGGCGTCGCCTGGAGCGCATCCCCCGTAGGCGGCTCGTGGGCCGCAGAGACCGTCTGAGAGGAAACATCATGGCAATTGGAGACAAGGCCGCAGCAGCGGGCCTCACCACGTACACGTCCACCCAGGACCGCCGTCTGGGGTACCAGAACGACAACCAGAACGCCGACTACATCGCGGAAGACCGTGCCCGCCTCACGAAGCTGGAGGCGCAGACCATCGGCGTTCCGAAGTTCAGCGTTGCGAAGTCGTCGGCGGGGCAGACGGTCCAGTCGGACAACCCCACGTTCTTCACGTCGGCAGCGTTCGCATCTCCGGGCCTCAACAAGGGCGGATGGACCTGGAGCGGTGGAGTCCTCACCGTCCCGCGGACGGGTGTCTACACCGTCGTGGCGACCATGAAGCTGGCACCTACGGACTACTACCGGCAGTACACCGGGATCACGCAGAACGTGTCTGACACGGCGAACCTCACGGCGGGAGCCTTCATCGCCCGGGCCATCGAGTTCCCCGGTGACCGGGCATCCAACCAGTCGAACTCGGTTGGCCCGTCCCTCACGGCGACCCGTCTCGCCGTGCAGCTCAACGCCGGGGACAAGCTCCGGATGGTGGGTTTCCAGTCGAACTATGGGCAGAACACGGTCAGCCTGGACGACGGTGCCACCAGCCTCACCTTCGAGGTCATCTGGCAGGACGCTCTGAGCTAGGGGAAGACCCAGACCGTCGACTAGTGCTGCAGGCCCACCAGCACAGCAATAGCGATCACGACGACGCCACCGCCTACCGTGACGACCGCGGCCGCGGTGTGGTCGCGCCAAGTTCGCTTCCACCATCCGCTGGTTGTCTCGCCAGCACCCTGAGTTGGAGAGGTTAGCGGCGTAGGGGCAGCCTTGGCGGCAGGCGAGGGCGTGGTCGTGTGCCCGCCCGAATTGATGGCGTCCACCTCTCGCTTCATACGGTTGTGCGCGACGTGGAAGAACCCTTCGTCTGGCGTCTCAACGTCTACGAAGAACGCACCGGTGCGTGGGTGGCCACTGATTGTGACGGGAGCGGGCTCCATCCTGCCGCTCGGGTACAGAGCGACGTACACGCGTGTCACGGTCAACCGAGCCTTGTCCGCCATCGCTAACGCCGAGACCAGATCCCTCTCCTTGACCTCGGCTCCCTGCTCACTCTTCAGAGACACGTAAGGGGTGACCTTCGAAACCTGAGTCAGTGCCAGCTCCGTGGCCACCTCGTTGAGCGCTACAAAGTGCTGCACCCAGTCGCGCTTGGGCAGGCTGTACTGCTTGGATTCGCTGAACGACATGGGCACTTGAGAGATCCTAGCCGGACGCATCGACTTGACATTCTGGGCGAGGAAACGCCACCGCGTCGGTCGCGTCCCCGGTGCCGACTCGGCGAGCAGCGCCCCCTGCCGCGCAACGTTGTGGAGCAGCTGCGCGTTGCCCACCGGGTAGAGCTGGTCGATGCCGCCCGC